GCCTTTGGCGGCTTGAAGTGCGCGGCCTCATCAAGCCCATCCGCCTGGATCCAAATTCCCGCAAGGGAAAGCGGTACGACGCGGAGGCCATTCGCGCCTTCGTCACCAAGCTCAAGAAGTAACTTCCGCACCCGGATACAGCAGGCCCCCCTTGATCGCCCGATTAACCTGCCGAGGGGGCGACGGCAGGCAACAGTTTTCATCCCCACATCACATGCCAAAAGTAGATATCAACCAATGCGCTGAGGTTATGAAGCGCAACAAAGCCGACCCCGCGCTCCTGCGTGCGGTCGTTGAAGAACTGAACAAACTCGCCATGCGCGAGGAAGACGAGAAGACGCCACCGGTAAAGAAGCAGTTCTGCGTACTGCTTTCCGATCCAGACGGACGGATGCCACAGCACGACTTCGTTGCCTGGGTGCTACAGATCCCCGAGGAGGAAAGCCCGGTAACGACAGAAGACCGCATTCTTCGCGCCGCCTACGATTTCAACGCATCCAAGAAGGGGCGGCTGTTCCCAGTGAAGACCATTGGAGAAGCCGTCGAGAACGTACCCGCCAAGCATTTTAAGGAAGTGGACGCTTGGGTAAAAACCAAGACTCCCGTCCTCGTCCTCGTCAGCAACAACATCATCCCCAACCAAGGACAATAACTCATGAACATCATCAAAGGCCCACAGAAACGCGCCATCCGGCTTTGCCTTTACGGCACCGAAGGCATCGGCAAATCCACCTTCGCTGCGCAGTTTCCTAAGCCAATCTTCCTCGACACCGAGGACGGCTCCAGCGAGCTCAACGTTGACCGCGTAATGTGCAGCGATTTCCGGGCAATCGAAGGCTCCATCAAGGAGCTGCAAAGGATGCCTATGGGGTACAAAACCTGCGTGATCGACACGGCCGACTGGATGGAGAAGGCCATCATTGAGCACATGCTTCGCCTTAGCTCTGGAAAAAAAAGCATCGAAGATTTTGGCTTCGGCAAAGGATATACCATGCTTGCCGAGCGGCTTGGGCAAATCCTGCTGGAATTGGACAAACTTATCGATGCCGGGATGCACGTAGTCATGACGGCGCACGCAAAAGTCCAGAAGGTATCACCGCCAGACATGACCGATGGGTTTGATCGTTATGAATTAAAGATGACGAAGCATTGCGCTCCCTTGATCAAGGAATGGGCCGACATGCTTTTGTTCGCAAACTACCGAGTCCAGGTAGTCGATGGGACGGATGGACGGACAAAAGCCCACATGGGGAGTAACGAGCGCATTTTGTTCACAACGCGCACTGCGGCCTACGACGCCAAAAATCGCTACGGATTGGAACCCGAGCTTGAATTTGACTACGCCAAGATAGCACATCTTTTCGAGGGAACTGCTCCGGTTCGTCAGAAAACACCGGCTCCTACACCGGATCCAAGACAGGACACGAAAGCACCGGAGGCTCGCAAGGAGGAGAAAGCACCGGAGACTCGCAAGGAGGAGCAACAGGACACGAAAGCACCGGAGACTCCAGCGATGGCAACTGCCGAGCAGCAAACGATTATCGAGGCTTACGTCGAGTCCACCATGGGCGGGGCTCTCATCGAGCGCGCACTCGCCAATGCCAACGCAGTAGGCATTGACGAGCTCACAGCCGAGGACGCTGAAAAACTCATCATCGAACTAAAGGAGTTCGAAGCCAATCAGCAGGCCAAAGCAAACAATACCATCCATTTTCCGTCTCACGTATCCTCGTGGCTCCAAGAAAATGCCAAGCTGGTGAACTCCTACCTCGTAAAACTAGAGTGGATCACACCGAAGCAAACTTGGGAGGACATTTCGCAACAGCAGGCTGACGACATAGCCGAGTCGTTCCCGCGCTTCCAGGCTGGCGTGAAGAGGGGGGCCACAAAATGAGCGAAGATGCCATTCAAGTCATCCCTCAACTCGGGGATGCCGCAGTTTCCCTGCTCTCTGCCGCCATCGAGCGCCGCGACTCTCTCACCGCTGAATCCGCAGGCTTGATCGCAGTCAAGAACAAGCTCGATGCCGACTATGGGATTGGCTTGCTTGCCGACCTACGCGGCTTCCGCAAGGAAGTCGATGAGCAGCACACCCGCGCAAAGGCTCCTGTGCTTGAAATCGGGCGGAAGATCGACGGGCTCAAGAAAGAGCTGCTGACAAAAGTGGAGCAGGAGGAGCAGCGGCTTTCCCGCCTGCTCGGCTCATACGAAGCCGAGCAGCGCCGAATTGCCGCCGAGCAGCAGCGCAAGGCGGAAGATGAGAAGCGCCGCATTGCTGAAGAAACGCGCAAGAAAATTGAGGATGCAGCCAAGACGGCTCCCACCGAGGAGGCGGCAGCCCGAGCGACGGATGCCGCCTTGGAACAGGGGGCCGCGAAGGTGGCCGAGATCGTCGCCGCAACTCCTACCCGCACGATCCCAAAGGGAGTCCGTTTGCGCCCAGAAATAAAGTTCGAGGTGAATAACATCGACGCCCTTTTTCTCGAGCATCCGAACCTGGTCAAACTTGTCCCGAACGATGCCGCCATCAAGGCGATCATCAAGGCCAATCCAAATATCCAGCTGGCAGGGGTACGCCACTGGATTGAGGAGAAAATCTAAAGTTACCCACTTTCCTAAGTATCCATGTCAAAACTAAATGAAGCAGGCGATTTCCTCGCCACCGTCAAAGAAGCAGAATTCGCGGAGAGCGAGAAGGGCACGCCCAGCCTCGCACTCCTTTTTGAAACCGAGAAGGGGTCCATCTGGGGCAACATGTACCTGAGCGATGCGGCGATCGAACGCACCGTGCAGGCACTCCGCGAGGCGTTCAACTTCGATAACAACTTCGACTCCCTTCCCACACAAGTCCTCAACAAGCAGTGCAACATCGTCTGCGAATTTGAGGAGAACGAGAATGGCAAAGAATGGTTGCGGGTGAAATGGGTAAATCCGGTCCGCAAGAGCAAGCCGCTAAGCAACGCAGCGGCACTACTCAAGCAGCTTTCGGAACGCGCCAAGCGTATCCCCGACCGCAATCGCACGGCTCCGACAAGGACCAACAACGCAACCAAATCGTACCGTCCGTTCTGATCTGACTATGCTCGTCCTCCGTCCATACCAGCTCCGCGCCGTCGATTTCTGCGCCGTTCGCAAGCGGGCCTTTACCCAGGCCCCTGCTGGCAGCGGCAAAACAATCATTGGCGCCTCTGTAGTTAAGGCTACTGCCCAGCCTTTCTGCAGAGTGGTATGGATGTGCAACACTCGTGAGCAAGTGGATCAGGCTTGGAAGGCTATCAAGGCTTCCGAGATCCGCACGCCATGCGAGTTCCACGTCTGCTGTGCCGCGTCTCTTCCGGATGTGAGCACAGCGGATATTCTGATCATTGATGAGTGTCACCACCTGCCTGCTGTGACGTGGTGGCAAACTGCTGTCGTAGCGGTCGGTCGCATATATGGCCTCAGCGCAACTCCGTGGAGCGGAGATTGGGAGCGCGACCAATCCTTGAGAGCATTCTTTGGCGAGGAAAATTTCATAGAGATCCCCCGTGACGAAGTGAGAAACGCGGGCTGCATCACTGAGGGGCTGGTTTTCATGCACCATGTTGACGAGCCGGGCAGCATGGACGAACAGATCCATAAGCTCGCCACCGAGGAAGCAGCGAAGCGAGCCAAGCGT